GCACTAAACTCAATTGATGGCAAAGTAGGGTTAGGTTCAGTCGCAATAACTGATTTCAAACCTAACCAAGCAGTATATGTCGAAATTGTTGTGGTTACATAGAAATAAATCTGTGCAGTAAGACCGTTCTGAGCATGCGCCATCGTTACTGCGGTAGACTCAGTGTCCCATTCCTTAGGTAACAAATATGCATAGAAACGCAATGTTGGCGCTGTAAAATAAGCAGTTAATGCGGTTACGCCTTGCGCGGTAGTACCAACGCCAAGTTCCAAGACATAAACCGATTGTGTAGTTCCGTTAGCAAAGAACGTAGTAACTTGTGCAGAAAGTTCGGCCACATCGGCCAAAGTAAATACACCCAACGCTGTTTCAACACCCGGGTTAGAAACTAAAGGGTAAGTAAAAGTACTAGTACCTGTAGAGGTAATTGCAAACGTCCCATTATACCCAGTGGGTGTTACGCCTGAAATAGTACCTTGAACAGTGTCACCACTAGGAACTCCATGTGGTGTTGTTGTAGTTACTGTCACTACTGAACCTGACCACACGATACTTGTAATAGCTACAGAACCAGTTAATATTGCAGTTAAATCCGATACTTGTGTAAGTAATGAATAAGTACCCGCAGTAAGAGTTGTTGCCCCTTGAGACACAATAGCGCCCGTTTGCTGCAACCGTATTGGCGCGGGTGCTACTTCTTCGGTAACATTTACCGTGACAATATTAACAGCCATGACGCCCCCTTAATTAATCAAAAGTAACCGCAACAGTGGAACCTGTTCCCGGAACAACTACAATTCCAACTGAACAAGGCCAATCGCAAGAGGATGGCGCTACGGTTACTGTAGTTGGAATAGCTACAAATTGATTAGTTGATGCAGCGGCACCAGTAGTTAAGCAATCATTAATTGAACCTGCCGTAGAACCACCCACAACAACGCTATATTTTACCAATTTTCCAGCAGCAGCCTTTACTACAGTAGCAGTGGTTATATTTAAAGTAGAACTCAATGCCCCACCAGTCAACAAAGCGCCACTGGAATCTACTTTTAACGAGGCTGCCCCCGCCGAAGGATTTAACGCTGGGGTAACTGCACCAACCGTTTTTAAATTACCAGTCGAATCAAGATTTAAAGGCTTGCTAACACCAGTTGGACTTACGGCTGGTTGAAAGGGATTAATTTGTGGCATGGTTACAACTCCTCAGGATTTAAAGTAATAATTGCTGACAAAATCAACTTCTTGGCTATATTTAAAATATTCTTTTGAAAGTAACTAATTTCAAAAGTGATTGTTTTCTTCTGCGCGATAATATTTAATTCTTTTTGAAGTACATGCTCGTCTTGAATTATGGGCATGTTCATCAATCCAAAATTATCCGTATTCCGGCTATAATCCAGCACATAATCAACGAATTCTAAAGCTTGTGCATTTCGCACACCAAACATTGATATCTTAACAGTATCCGAGGTTAATTGGTAGTGGGAACTATCAATATATATCAATGGGGCGGATGCCAGCGCACGCGTGGAACGGGGGTCAATATTCACAGTTGCGTACGGAAGCACTTCATTTTGTTGACTTAAGAAACTTGGCATCATTGGAAAGAATTGATTCAGACTTAGCCACAGGGGTAAGCTATTAGATACGATAACATTATCAATATCGATTTGATCTGCACTATCAATGATTTGAGACGCCATAATACTGTACACAGCATCACCATGATAATGATAGACCATTGCCTGCTTATAAAAATTGTGGTTATTATTGAAAGCAAATCTAACTTCATCAAAAGTTGCGATATACATTAAATTGGGATTAACGGCGTTAAAGTCCTGAATTTGCTCTTGTGTTGTAAAAGTTACGCGATTGCGCGCGGCTACTTGATCATCTAATTGAATATTTTCCGAGGCATAATGCAATGATCCTTTAGCTTGAATTAATTTGGCAGGTAATGCACTATCACCAGCACTTCCAAATTCTAAAGCATTGTATTGCGAAGCGCCAAATAGGGCTGAATCCGTCACAAGGTTTGCATTCACCCAGAAAATGAAGCCATCAAGAGGTAAAATTAATTTTACATATAAAGTAAAGTTGACAATTTGATTTAAGGAAAGCGTAGAAAGACCTGCACCTAATTCAGCACTAAGTTGATTCTTACCGCCAGAAGCTTCTTCTATACTCATTCAATCCACGCTTTAAAAGAATTCTCATAGACACCAGTATCAATAAATGAAGGTCGTGCAGTTTTAGATTTACCTTTAGAAAATCTAGATGCTCTACGATCAATAGAAGCTTGAGTGGGAACACCAGCCACCCCCATCACTTCCATAGCTCCTTGTTCCAAAAATTCAAATTTAAATGCTTTTTCAATCTGCGATTCAGCCGGTGCGAAGATATTGTCTGGAACGGGATCGCCATTTAGGATATTTTCTAATGCATCTGTTGTGGATTTTTCAAGAGCATTGACAATTACATCCATGTATAAATCTGCAAAAGTCTGCATAACATGATATTTGTCTTCTAAAATTTGGGCGACTTCAACCGTACTTATGGAGCCTTTTCCTGCATAAGTTTGTTCGATGACGCCTAAATGTAGAATGGTCATTTTAGCTAAGTCCCCACAATGTGCCAAATGATTGCGCTATCTCAAGATAACGACGACCGTAAGGAGTCTTCATTCTCTGAATGTCAGATAAAGTCAACGTCTTCATATAGTCTTGTTGCAACAAACTTTCGGAAGTTGTTTCATCTGCGCTTGCTGAAATCAACCCCGGAACAAAATCATTAATAGTAAATGACTTACGCAACTTAGCAAAATAGTCCTGCCCCGGTTGATCCTGTGCAAAATTGATTAGAAAGTCAGTTGCCAGATTATAGACCGCAATCTCATATAGCCCATCACCAGTATAACCAAGTCTAGTGTTAGGGGAACCATTGGCAATTTTAAGAAGTGGATTTACTGTTGCTTCAGATATTGCCAATGTCATCAAAATTGAAGGAGAATTGGACGGTAACGCATATGTAGGTATCTGCACATAATTCGTGAGAAATGCTTGGTACCCTGCAAGAGTTACCATCACTGTTGACATTTTTAGTCCTTAGTTACTTTAATCTTTTGATTCAACATTTTACGTTTTGTTGTATGTTCTTCAGGTATTTCAGCTACTTCTAACTCAATTGATTTTTGCTTTCCTAACCCGCGCGTATGTGACAATGTTTCATCCAATGATGCATTTGTTGCTACTGCAGCTATCTGACGCAAATTGTAACCTTCTTCGAGCAATATATCATTATTCTTTTCAATAGCTAAATTCATTGCATTAACAGTTACAGGTTTGTCAATGGAATAAAGAACACCTGAAAATTTATCGATTTTGTGAACTTGTGATGCTTCAACTAATCCATAAGGTGCATGTTGGCTGATAACGGCATCAACTTCTTCTTTTTGTGCATTATTTAAAACTTGTTGTTGGGTTCCTGCCGAAATAATTACTCTACGCAATTGATCATTACCGGGTAATCTGAAAGTGAATTCGTTATGTTTATTAGATGTGTTTGCGATGAATAAGGATGACATAATTGTTTCTCCAATAGAAATTAAAAAGCCTCCTTATCAATAAGGAGGCTTTTATTATACTATCGATTAATACGTTGCTGATACAATTGTTAAACTTTCTGGACGAACTGACCAACCTGAAGTAATACGTAATTCACTTAACACATCCGTACCACCACCAGCGATAGGGCTGATAATTTCGCGCGGTGCAGCCATATCACAATATTGCAAATTGCAAGCATTGAGACCCGGTGTAAGTTTTGCAAACTCATTGGTATTGATACGTCCACCTTCTGGTTTTTTGATTTCTGGCAAAGTAAAGATGATCGCATCAGTACCGCCAGCACCTTTACCGAGCAAAGTATCATCACAAGAAAACTCGATATCGATACCTTGACCAGCTAGAACCAATTTAACCATATCACCAGTAGTTGCAACACCTGCGCCAGCACGTTGAAACTGTGTCAACTGAACAACACCTTGCAAGAACCAAGCAGTGAATACACGTTGTGGCATCAACACATTGATACGTGAGCGCTGACCGACTTGCATTGTACGAGTTTGCAGCGATCCAACAACACCTAAAATAAACAAGGCCATCTGACCATTGTCATAAGTACTGATTGTTGTATTACCATTAGAATCTGCCGGTAATGTAGTGGCTGTTGCACCAACAGTATTCATCAATCCTTCACCTTGCAATGGATTGAAACCGTAGAGCAATGCATTACGCATTTGTTGGAAGAAAGCTTGACGAGCACCTAAACGATAAGCTTCAGGGAGAGCAACACCCCATTGGCCGGCTGCATTTGTATCGTGATGATCATAATCAACACGGTGACGTATCAGATACGTTGGTGTGGAGATTTGTTCAGCAGTTATACTGACAGATGGTAATGAGTTGTAATTGCTATTTCCCGCCGCCGTTTTAGTGCGAATATCTAAAGCTTTGATATAAACAGCCAGATCACCTTCACCCAATTTAACAGTGGGATCACGGTCAGCTAACAAGTCAAATGCACCAGAAGCTTGCTGATAGGGCAAAAGAATTTCTGGTACAAATAACGACGGATGAATCTGGACAAATGCTGGTGCGGTAAAAGACATTTAATTCCCCTTGATTAAAGTTTGACCAAGGCGCATGATCCGCCCTTATTCCACGTTGTGAAACCAGTTAGAGCATTATAAACAACTGTCATGCTATTACCGACCTGTATATCTAAAATATCTACTGCCAGAGCACCAACACCTTGATTTAATACGATTGTACCTGTGATTGTAGTAATCACACCTGCGCCTGATACAGGAACTTGAATACTAAAGTGTTGATTATCAGTAAATGCAGTAACCGCAAAGTTACCATTTACCAAAGTATTTCCACCCGTACCAGCATTTACAGCACCGCTAATGTTAATTCTGTCACCAACCGCACCAACGTTACTTGCAGCAGCAGTTACGATTGCAATCGTAGCAACTGTTCCGACTGTTGTTGCAGTCATTGAAGTAACTGAAATGGTTGGCGTAGCTGCATCGTAAGCCACGATTTGTTGATTATTGAAATCCCACGATACTTGCTGAGTAATCAAACCACCAGACAAACTTATTAAGGAAGGATCAATTGCCAGAGGTACGCGAATACCAGAACCAAGACGATAGAAAGATACTGTCTGACCTGGTGCAGCTGTAGGAACTGGTGATTGTGGAGTATTGACCCAACTAGTAGCTTGATCAAACACTGAGAATCCAGTAATGTTAGCAACAAGTGTTGCATAACTAATGTTTGGTCCAAGAACCGCGCTTTGATTAATTAATTCTTGGATCGCAACACCACCAAACATAGGTAGGGTTTGACCTGCTGAATAATTACCACCAGCTAATTCATTACGAATTGCCGGATCGCTCATTGTCATACCCTGAATATAACCATCGGACTGAACGCCAAACGAACCTGATTGAGTGGTAGTTGTGAATGGATTAAAAGAGATCGCCATTATTTAGCCCCTGTATTTAATTGAGTTACTTTGAAAGCGTCGGCCTTAAAATTATCCATCCAAGAACTGATAGAACCTTTGAAAGTACTAATCTGATGACCTGCCGGACTACGTGATTTAACTTCACGTAATGTTTCACCTTGTACGAGTACAGGGTTATTTGCAGCATCATACGCATCTTGATAAATTTGTTTCTCAGCAATTGCGAATAAGGAATCATCTGCAATCTTACTGATGTCGATATCTTTATAAGCAGCGCTATGTGCTTTGAATTTATTTGCAAGACGTTTGCGATAACCTATAACAGTTTCGCCGTTTTGAGGACGGGATGCAGAATTTCCAAAGGCACTTGCAACACTGTCAGCTTTAGCTTGAGCATCTGCCATTGCTTCCATATCTTCATCTGCCATTGCTTTAGGCATCATAGCCTCTACTGAATCAATACGTTTTTTAATTTCTTCGGCATCTGCTTTAGCTTTCGCCTTAGATTCTTCGTCTTCAGCATCGGCTTTAGCTTTATCTTCTTCCTCAGCATCGGCCTTTTTATCAGCAACGACTGCTTCAGGCTCACCTTTACCAGCTTCGGCCATAGCATCAACTTTTTTAGTTAATGAATCAACAGCAGACATCATTGCATCAAATTTCTTTTGGAATGCATCTTTTTCGTCTGCATCCGCTTTGGCTTTAACATCTTCTTCGTTCATTTTTACCACTCCTAAAGTGACGCTATCGGAAACTACACCTGTTGGATTGCCGCCTTTATCCCATACGCCTTGAACACAAATTGCAACATGGTCTAAAAGACTCGGACAACCTTCAATTAATAAATCTGTACCATCTTCCAAACGAATTGTATCATTACCATCTTGTTTTGTGAACACAACTGTGGGTGAAGTTGATAAAATATTTTCGGTCATTGCTTGGGCGGCTGTTTCATCGAAGATTTTAGCAATCCCCCAAACTTCAGCAACGTCTTCTTTAAGGTAAGGAATGAAGATAGAACCGATATTACGATCTGCATATTCATCACTATTCAACGTACCTTTCTCAGGATGTTCCCAAATAACGGGCAATCCGTTGCAACGAGCCAAAAATTCAGAATTCATGTAATGTTCAGGTGGGCGATGTACAAATTCATCCCCTCTTGAACGATAAGCTGTTCCAGTACCAGTAATTCGAATATTGAACAACCACATATTCGCAAACTTTTGAGGGCTTGTTAGTGACCCATCTTGTATCCTGCGCGCGACTTCTAATTCATTGCGCGGCAATACAATGCTGATTTAAACTTAATACTGTCTAAAAATTTGTCTAAATTTGGATGTAATGGTTTAGGCAATTCATCCATCGTAGCCCACACATAACCCGTTGATTCATCATTTAGAGTTGGAATAAAGTCCGCTTTTGCAAAAAATAAGCAAAAATCATCGATATCTTCATGCTCCGGCAATAATTGATCTGTTTGAAATCCAACCTCTTCAAGACATTCACGAATGGCCGCTTGTTGTGCAGTTTCACCTAATTCAATATGCCCACCCGGAAATGCCCAAGTATCGGGTGCATCACCATCGGGACCACGTTTAATTAGAAGGAATCTATCGTTATGAATGAATGCAATACCTGCGGATTTATCAGTAGCTACGGCATCAGCCTCTATGTCAAGTCTCGCTGGAACATGCTCATTTTCACCATCCGCGCCGACAAATTCTTTACCTACACTCGCAGGAATCCCAAGCGTAGAACGACCTTCCGATGCTGCATACATGGCTTTTCGTTGGGCTTCTGACTTAGCTGGCATTATATTCCAGTGCTCCCAAATCCATTAGAACCACGATCAGTAGGTGGAAAATCTTCAACAATGTCAAATGGGGTTTGCATAATAGGTATCAGCACCAGTTGTGCAGCCCTATCCATCGGTTGAATTGTATAAGCTTCAGTGCTTCTATTCCACAATGAAACCTTCAATTCGCCTTGATAATCGCTATCAATCAATCCTGTACCATTCCCAAGAACAATTCCGAACATTGCACCCAAACCACTTCTAGGTAGGATTAAACCAGCATAATTAGGGGATTCAATCCAGATGGCAAAACCTGCGGAAATTAATGTGGAACCACCAGGTTCTATAGTAATGGGCGCATCAATACATGCTTGCAAGTCAATTGCTGCACTACCCGATGTAGCAAATTTGGGCAAGTTTGTTCTGATACGTTCGTCAATTATTTTAAGTTTCATATTTTGTAAGGATAGGTTATTTCAACACCGATAGTCATTAATGACCATTGATCAGTTGCTAAAAATCCAAATGCACCAACGCCAATTATACCACCGGGTGGAATGATAAACTCAGGAATCCCCAAAGTTTCAAAACCCAATGCATTATCCATCACATCATTTACAAAACCACTAGACCCAAAAGAGTATTCGTAGACTTTACTGGCTGGCTGTAAGATTGTGGCAAAGACTGTACCCAGTCTTAATGCTACGGCATTACCCTGAGCAATTAGAAATACAGTTCTATTTCCAGCAGTTGCACCTGTGGTTAATGTTACGTAAAGAGTTTTTACCCGCCATTGCTGACCTGCTGGAACTGTTGCTATGTAATTAGCATTCCCCAAAACAGGCTTGGGAACAGAAATGGCTGCAAATATAGGCTGTTGCGCCCCACTGGAAAGCATCGACATACTAACTCTCTAATTGTTTTAGCCCTTTTATTGTTAGCATTTCTTTGGGCAATCGTCGAATTGAATAAATATAAGTCATACTGCATCTGCAAAATATCTCTTCGCCCGGTGCGGTCATTTCATCTGTATAACCGGCACCTTTGTTCATTAATCCTTTTTCCATCGCCCAATTACCACGTATTGCATAAACTTTACTATCGCGCAACTTATGATCTTCACGATAATCATAACCAGATTGTCTAAAGTGTGAATTCCATTCTGCTGCAATCGCACCACCATCAACAGCTACAATGTTGTGCAAAGTACTCGTAAATTTGTGAGATTGGTCAATCATTACTCGTCGTTCAGCGAAGGGTAGAGACTTAAGCGCTTTTGCTACCGACTCTTTTACCTCACGCGTATCTGTCACCTTGGAACCACCAACAGGTACGGAAGTTGCCCAACCGCTGAAACGTTGTATTGTACTATTAATAACATCTTCACGGTTTAATTTAATCAACTGTGCTGATGACATTAGCCTGCGCTGCAATTCTGCATGTAGTTTAGGTTTGATTAATTCCAAGCGATATGCAGAAATACCGGGATGAACTTTTAACAACTGTCCACCTTTGAGCATTCTACCATAAGTTGTGTTAAATACACGTATTAATTCTTCTTCAACTCGTGCTGAAGGTTGCATAGTTATGCGTGCAGCTTGCAGGATTTGTTGAATCCATTTGTCAAGTCGGTCTTGAGAATCGTAACCGTACTTTTCGATATCAGCAATTGCAGCTGTTATGGTTTCGAAGAAAGTCATATCTTAACACCCCTTGCCGCAAGCATATTTGTCAGCATTTGTTTTTGTAATTCTGGACATCTTCTTTTTGCAGCATTACGTAACTTTTCTCGAGTTTCATCAGATATAGGTGCTCTATTTCTTCCAGCTTCGCTAATTTTTCTTTTTGCTTCATCTGACATTTTCTTACCTTTGCGATAACTTCCTAATAATTTTCTTTCTTCCTCTGTATAAATTCTATTTTTATATCTACGTTTTGCAGCAATTTTCATATTTTCTATAGCTTCTTTAGAATTTACATAACCTATTCTAGATATTGATCTTTTTACTTTTTGTTCTTCAGATTGTTTTGTACCCAATTTAGCAATTCTCATTTTTTCTTTAGTTATTGGGTCAGACAATCTTAATTTCAAAAGCACCTTTCTTTCTTCAGTATAAATAAGTCCTATATTGCTTTCAGCAATGGGACGTTTATTATATCCATTTTTAAAAGCTTCCAAAGTATTAATCCAATATTGTTCCCTTTCAACAATAATTTCTTTTGTACAATTTTCAATAATACCTATTTCAAAATTATATTCACTATATAAAAACCATGCACTTTGTAAATGTTTATTTACATGTAACCCACGTCTTAACATTGATAAGTGTGCATAAATACGGTGTCTTAAATCAATTGAGCTTCCCACATAATATTTTAAATTTGTTTTATTTTTAAAATAATATATACCGCCGTCTTTTACATCAGGATGCAGACGAGAATGGTTTTGGTGGGTCAGGTTCGGTAGGCTGAACAGGTGGGACATAATTTTTCAAAGCCTCTATATCTAACAGTAAAGGGTGTTTGAAAAGTATTTTATTATCATTCAACGTAAGTGTCAACCAGTCAATCAAGTTGGCCTTATTTACAGGGTCAAGATTCGGCAATAACACTTCGGTAGCTGCAATTGCCGCCTTTAATTTAATATCATCTACTTTTGCAACTTCTGAATCAGGCTCCTGTAATAAACTAGGCCACTCAGTGTGGAAAGAATTGCACCATTCGTAATAAGCTTTAGTGTAACCAACCTTTTTATATTCTGGAAATTGCGCTTGAATTGTCTTGTGAAAATCAGGGTTCCACGCGCGCGCCATTACTATTTTATCAAAGAAGTCATACAACGGCTGCATTTCCTCACGAATACTGTTGATGTATTCAGCATTCTTTTTAGCGTCTTCAGTACCCTCTCCAAACCCCTCAGCCATAGTCTCGTTATTGAGCATTTTTGCGGGCATACCAGCACCACTTGCAATATTATCAAGTATGTTCTTGCGCGCGGTAATCATCCCGGTGTCAGCATTTTTTAAATCGATCGCTTCAATCGATTCTTCTAATCCAATGCTCAGTACATTACCTGTCTGCGCTTCTTTAACAAAATCACGCTTCAAACCCATTGTCTTTTGCATAACACGATCAACAATTGAGCCAGCTTGTTTAGTCTTTGCAACAATGACACCAGCTTTAAGTGTCACGAGATCATCGGTAATCATTGACTGAATAAATGATTTGAGCGGGAATAGCGTGCGTTGATAAACGGAACGACCTACGAAGCCGAATGCAGAGTTACTGTACGCTATGTACACAGGTTCCTCGTTCATTATGGTAACTGAGCGCGACCGGTGATAAGCAATACCATTTACAGAAATGTTACTGTGCTTCTGAAAATCTGGGCTGTTAGGGTCTTGATTAAGCACCAACGATCCAGCAGTATTGAGCGGATCGAGAATATTAAAATAGATATCAAGATCGGCCAAATCTTTAGGATCAATCGGTCTATCTGTAGGAATGCCCATTGCGCCATACGCAACAGAAGCAATACCATAAATACGACTCAATCGCATCACATTGAAGATGTGCTTATCCGCGCCTATCGCTTCCCATTCTTTACAAAACGCTTCTTTGATCGTATCTTCAGGCGAATTAGGAATGGATATCTCACGCTCTTGACTCATTGCTATAGATATTGGCAATTCCGCTAACTTTGCACCCAATGGATGATGTAAATAAATAGTCTTACATAATTGATAAGATACGTCATCACCCGGTTCAATACCTTGCGACATGAGCAATTCTTGCAATGGGTTGCCAAGAACACTTGAGGTTATATCAATTGTTGCCATTATATGTATTCCCAATGATTAAAATGCATCTTGCCCTCCCAAACTACAAAGTACATTATAAACGAATGCATCAAGCAAATCATCACTTCTCTTACCGGCATCTTTGTCTCCGATGCGAAAGGAACATACTTGGCTCAAAAGCGCATTACGAGTATTTCCTTTATAAGTTACAACTTTATCAAAAGCATATTGTGACAATTTAACTTCACCTTGATGAACTGCCCCACTGGCTGCAATTGCACGACCATCTTTACCAGCAGCAACAATTGCACCATCAATTGGTTGTACATCCCAACCTCTGCGTAATGCCGATTGAAGCAAAGTAGTACCTGAAGATTTGTCTTCAATCCAAACACCACCAACACCTCCGCGACTTTTTGTTTCTAATGCTAATTGTTCCAATCGTTTAAAAACATTCGGTAACCAATCAGTAAGTAAATCACTTTCAATTTGAACAATATCATAATCTAATATAGTTAAAGGGTGCCCAAAATGTTTTGAAACTGCACCATATACTACAGCTGTTGCGTCATGTTGTTGACCTATCTTCATTGCACTATCAATTGTTGCAAATACATAATCATTATGTATTGGATATTCAACACCTTTATTATTTACAGTCAATTTATCCAATGAAAAAAATGCAATCCCAGCCCATGATACAAATTCGGCAAGATGCTCTTGAAGATACACTTGAGGTACCATCATTAATCTTTTACGTTCCAAATATTCTGGTTTTACATAAGGATTTGCAGAGGTTGGAGCATGATGTTTTTTAAATCCCAATTTAGGATCGTGCCAACAATTATAGAAAAAATTATCTTCATCTATTCCATTTGGCGTTGAATAAACAGTAACTTTCCCATTTGTTGTTAATAGTGTTGGTTCAATTGATTTTTCCCATATATCCATCATTTGACGATCTGTACTTTTAGTAAATGCAGCCTCATCAACAAAAACATGATGATACTCACGGCCACGCCCACAAAGATAATTATCGGTCGTTGTCCAAAAATCAATTTTACCTCCGGTTTTAAGCTTTATTGTTCCTTCAGTTCTACTGGCAGATTTTACAATGGAGTGTAAAATATCACGAAGTTGATCGAATGGTTCAGCACCTTGTTTATATTCCGGGGTAAATATACCAGCTTTCCCCCCACGAATTGCAACCATTGCAGCTTTTACAACCATATCTTGTGTTTTACCAAAATCGTCTGCCACAACATATGACATCTCGTTGTGACCTCCCTTCATAAATCTTTATTTGTCCACTATGTAATGTTGGTAAAATTATATTAATCTTTTTCATTCTGGCAAACCTCCTGTAATAACTATTTCTGTACCATCCGAATCATCTTTACTTTTATCTTCAGGTGCCAGCAATTTAAAATATTTTGCTAAGTTTAAAAGAGCTGCATCTTGATCTCGCATTTTTATTTCGATACCGTCCTTAGTTGATTTAAAGCCCGCGTAGAGCCTTTTGGCTTCTGGGGTTAAGTACCTAGTGTCATGCACAAATGCGCGTCCTATACCCTCTCCTGAGCAGTTTGGACAGTGTTGGTTAGGTTCTAAGTTCTCTTTAAATCCATAACCGCCATTATTTGTTGGTAAAGGTTGTTTAAAATCCATCGCACGCGCAACACTGCGCGCATACTCAGACTCATTAACCCATTGATATTCAAATCCTGCACCATAGCAATGTCTGCAATTGACATGTTGATATTGCATCAGTTCATTGACATCACAGGTTGCAATTGCGATCCATTCTGCAATTACCTTCGAGCCGTCAAAAATTGCAGCACGGGCGGCGGCGTCGCGCATTTCTTGCACACGGGTAAGAATGTGACGCTTTTTCATTAAATTGCGAGCTTTAACAGAAATTTGTGTATTAGTAAGATTTATTGCTTCTTTAAAACTATTCTTAAATGCAATAGACGTGTCGACCCCTCGAACCATTTCACAACAAAAATGTTCTTCTTCAACGGTCAATAATTGCATTAGAAATCCTCAGTCAGTTATACCAAATTCATCAATCCCCGGTGATATAGTGTATGTTATGACTGCAGTAGCCATAGGTAAAATTAACACTTGTACCCCATTGTTATAAGCCACCGAACGACCGTTAGCTGTCACACTTACACCAGTTCCACCATAAATCGACAACATAACTATCTGACCTCGTGTATTGGTATAAGTGTAAGGTGATGCCCCAACAGATAAAACATTCATAACAGAATTACCAAGATTAGAACCAACTTTTTTATTGGTTAAATTTGTCGTTTGATCTGCAAAATTAGAAATGGTGTTGCTATAACACATATTATTATCAGCCTTATAATAATTATTATAATTAGCCTCTATTCGAACCCCATAAGTTTGTGTTGCTATAGTTTGATCATCAAAACAGGTATTGTCATAAATTTCAAAGAATGCCAAATTTGATGTTGTAACAATACCCTCCGCCCCACAATTACTGACAATGTTGTCATGAACAATGTTCCAGTTACCAGCCTGCAACACAATCCCTGAAGCTTTTTGTTTTGTTATAAAATTGTTATAAACTTTACTATGTCCGTTCAATTCAATACCACTTGAAATTGAACTACCTCCTGCACCAATGTGATTATCATAAACTTTAACAAATCCAGTATTGGCAGACATAGGATAAATTGCAAGTTGACCTCCACCAATAGATGTATTACATTGACAACCTTTAATGTAATTATTAAAAACCTTAGCATTGACACCAGAAACCCCTATAGCATCGATATAGGTTCCAGTAACAGTATTCCCACTAATTTCCTGATTAATCGAACTAGGAACAATTGCCCATATACCATATGATCCAATTGTTGAACTATACAGTCCTAGTACAAAATTATCCCTAATTTTACAATGATCAAAACCTCCTGAAATTCCAACGTTGCGTAAATTGTACACAAAACAATTTTCAATGACACAATTTGCACCATTTGCTGCAATTTCAGCTTGGGAAAATGTAGTAACGTTTGTGTAATTACCATTTATTGTTGCATTTTTAATTGTTGCATTAGTACTAAGTAAAATTAAATGCGTCGATGTTACATCACATCCATGAATAAACGTTGCCGTGTAACTTTCAAATATCAATGTCGTATTGGCGGGGATTGTAAGCGTTGTATTCACATAATAACTTGCGTTAGAGGGTACGTAACAGATTCCACCAATCGACGCATTTAAAGCGTTTTGAATGGCTGTTGAATCATCTGTCACACCATCACCAATAGTTCCATAATCAACAACACTAAAAAACGAAGCACTCATAAAAAATCCTCAAATTTTGTACACAAACCAATGTTACCACAAATACATTGGAATCTAAAATAGTTGTCAGTTTGATTGCACCGACTTAGCCGCCCACTAATTTTTCACATTGTTTATAATATTACTGTCTAGTGGTTGCCAAAATACATGCACTAGACACTCTGACAACACTAATTGTCACATATTCATAATTTATATTTCTACTGATTTTAATCTATTTAGTAGTCTTCTAAGTCGTATAGTAGTTAAACCTATATAAACAAAGGGTTTGCAGCCGCCCACTAATGCCGCCCACTAATTTTAGCCGCCCACTATTAGTAGTCGTCAACTCAAAATAAAAAATTGCGCAATTTTACAAAAATTCTGCAAATTGCGCAATTTTAAAAACTTATAATATTACTAATTTTAGCCGCCCACTAATTTTAGCCGCCCACTAATTTTAGCCGCCCACTAAATCATTATTTCACTGTACATATATCCATTGGTTCTAAAACAACATCTATAAAATTTACATCCGTAATAATTTCTTGATTATCAAATATTTCATAACGACTTATCATTTGAACTAATCTTTCGACATCATTATCATTTATTAACCAAACTAATTGTCTTGTTTCTCTCATTTTGATCTCCTGAATATTGAGCTTTTAAATAAACCTCAGCGATTTCTGAGGGTGTTAGATTGCAAGTATTTTTTATAACTTCTTCAGTACAATATACATAAATTCTAGTATTGCCTTCTTCAATTATCATTCTTCCTAATCGACCGTCTTTTAATGAAGGATGTAATTTATATCCCATATTTGATGCGTATTTCTTTAATAATCTGGAATCAATATTTTTATTAGCTAATAAATCATTTGCACGTTTGGAAGAAATCCAACCGCCTCTGAAACCTAATTCCATTCCATCGACTGCTTCACGTAAAGTTACCTCAATTTTACTTCTACTATTCTCATATACTTCTTCTTCGCTACTACTGTCAGGGGCACGCACACATCCTTTGGCTGGATTCCATTTAGCTGCAATAGGGTAAGTCTTTAGATAGTTAGCAACGATGGCAAACCCTTGTTCATTTCTCAACCAGTCATTCATTTTTCCAAACCATTCTTCATTAAGTCCAGCACTTGATAAGTCTTCTAATTCTTGTAAGGCACTATACATGACGCAAAACCGGCGATCTCCTTTAGATTTCTTAAAATCAGATTTTTCATTTAACGTAAATATAAAATTAGCATAGTTACCTGTCATACGTCCATCTACTCCTTTAGCTTCTACAATCACATCAGTATCAGTTACTAATTTCTTTACTTCCCCTTCAGTTTCTCTGTCTTGTTTCATTTCATTAATAACAACTACTAATGCACGTTCAACCCATGCATTAAATTTGCCGCCCAATTCGCTGGCTTTAGGCGTGACTACAAACCGACGACCTACAGCGTATTTAAGGCATTCTGTAATGGTTGTCTTACCTATTCCCTGACCGCCTTGTAAAACTGGTGCCCACATAAACTTTTGACCGGGATACTGAACGCATGCAGCCATCCATGATAGTAATATCTCAGCATCATTTCCATTTGGGAAATTTTTATGGACTAAATTTGTAAATAAAGAAGCATCACCTTCAAGTATGTTTATTTTGATAGGATCATAAGTATTTAGATAACGAACCCCATCTTCTTCAAAAACACTTATTGGTAATTTAGTGGGATCAAAGCGTTCATAATCAACTTTTAAAAAATTAATAATTTGTGATTTTAGAAAAGCTTCGGAAGCCTTCTTAGTTGTACTCCCTTGCCCATTATCGAGTGATAATTTAAAAATATATTTTCCAAATGCACTATTAAATTGTTTATCTGATAACAATCTAAAGGCCCCATTGGAAAGAGGGATATAAAATTTATCACGATCAAGGATATAAACACAATCTTTAAATAATTTCTTTTGTTCATTAATACCTAAAAAACAATTGTCTTCTTCAATTTCATCACTCCATGTAAGTAAAGGTTTCTCAATATGCGAAGGTTTGTCTTGTCTTACATTCGAACATTTCAAACATGCATTCTTAATGGTGCGGTCTAAATAATCAGACCTGTTCCACTTATCTCTGACTAGTTCACTTTGTAACATAAACTTTTTCATACGTGGAGCATTACAACCTGTCCAATACGCTAAATGTAATGCTAGCCCTGAATCATAACTACTAATATCACCTTTCCAATAAGGTTCAAGAATTACAACATTATTAGTGTAATAATCTGCAAAGGTTGGTTTAGATATATCAAATTTAGACTGCATACTTGAGGAACGTAACATTCTTTGAAGCAATTCCTCATCGGTACTCTCGCAATAATAATCCGCGCGCGGCTCTTCAAAATCATTATCACTGGTAACTACTTGCTTAGAATCCGGTGCAAAGTATTGTGCAACTATCCCCACCATCACTTCAGTGGCATCAACATCAGCATTACCATAAGCTTGTCCACTGAGACCAAAGGCTACACCTCGCCCTTGTGTGTACAGCTCTAATCCGGTTCCGGCAGGTTTGATTTGTCGCGCGATAGGTAATTCACCACGACCAAAGAAATGATACCCTTTAGCACTACTTGAGTATTCAAATGCGCATGCTGACAGCCTGCTATAAATATCAGCCGCTACAGGGGTCATTACGCCATCAAGAAGTGCGTTGTCTACATCAAGGAACCAATATCCACAATTATCAGTAAAATAGAAACCTAGCGCATATTGACCATGAGGTTGTCCCAGTACCCATTCCTGAGCATCATCAAAGCTCAGCCAATTCTCAGGCTTGCTAGCATCAGTTGGATAAGTAGGGTTGCTTGGATGAATTGGAATTTTGGCATATTTCTTCTTGGAATTATCCCAAGTGAGACGCCATACAATAAATTGAGGAAGGTCGACCATCCGACCAAGCGCGGCTTTGAGCATTGTCATAAATAAACCTTATTATTAGATGAGTTTTAGGGCAATCAAGTTTATCATGGGCTATAAAAAAAGACCACAAGGTCATCACTCTTGTGGTCTACCCCTAATACAAACATCGCTTTATGACAAGCACGGTAATGATAACCAATTGCCACATACTTGTCAACGATCAACATACCTTCTTTAGTTCACCTGTCTGAATATAATGTGTAGCAAAATCATGGAATACTCTTGAGGCTGTCATTGCAACCGCCGCAAGTTCTGCATTACTGCTGACATTATCATCCATTTTCAAACCGATAAAGATTTGTTCAGCAGTCATCATTTCATCGTTGCGTATCTCTGAGATATCATCATCCATCATAACCCCCTCAACATATTTATAATCTTACGCAATGCATCATTAGACAAATGTTGTGGGGGTATCCATGCATAACGGATTTTATCTATTTCAAGTCTCAATTGTTCAGCTAATTCTTTGCGTTCAATTTCAAGTTCAGTGAGTGGCATCGTAGGCTCTCCTAGTAGCAACTGCATCGTCATAACTGTCACCGTAGTAGATCATCAGCTTCTTTCCTTCCACATAAGCCAGAGCCATCCACTTGTCATAATGTGAGCATTGATAGACACCTTTGACACGAATGCGACCATCAAGATATCTTCCCTTAACGCCCTTTTGATAACGGCCCTTATCCATCTTATGTACAAACCTATCCAAATTATTCTTTGGAAGAATTGCCTTAACGCTTTCAGGGTCACTAAAAATTGCAAGTTGCTGTTCAAAAGTAGTTGTCATGATCAATCTCCTTCAAATCAGATGCAAACAAGCTTGATAACTACATAAGTTATACAAACCGCTAAAATTATGATGAATAATCCACATGCAATAATATAATCAAACAAAAGCACAAATAATATCCCTAAACCTAACCACCCGATCCAGCTCATGCGTACACCTTGATGGTGATATAAATCGCCCAGACAGTCAGGCAAGTTAGCCACACATTAAGTGCTTTGATATGCTTAGCTACTTTATTTAAATTGTTAGCCATTTCACCCATTCCGCGCGCAGTAACTATGGCGAAATCACCCATTGTATCCATCCATTTTTCACTCATGCTAAAAATCCCCCTATGACAATTACTGCAAGTAAAAGAATTTGAATCTGTATCCAGCACAACCAGTTACCCTGTCGTTCAATTTCAGCGATATTCTTTGCGTGTAATTCATTGTGATCATCTAAAATATTAGTTACATGCCTTGCAAATTCTTAGGAGTTCGTTATTTATTCCTCTTAATGGTTGTAATTACATGACGACTTTCAGTAATGGAAAATTTTAAATCTTCAATAAACAATTCAGCTTCCCGCGTACCTATCCACAACCCCTGCATCTTATCTAACCATTTCAAAAGTTCTTCTTCTGAGTCACCGTTGCCTTGTTTTGAATCTAATACAATTACAAGAGATTTCTTTAACTTTTCTAATCGTTCAGGTTCAATGTAGGCCATTATTTGTTCTCCAATGCTTGAGAAAGACCCAGCCAACCTTCTATCTTTAACCATTCAATAATGTCTTCCTGTTCGCGTTGGGCGGCGGCGTTGGCAATTGCCTTTAAATCACCGCACATTACATAATTTCTTTTGCTGGCAAAAGAAATTTCTTCATCACTCAACGAACTAACAACTTTTTTCTTTTCCGGCGCAAATCTGAACTTCAAACCATCGTGCCTGAATTCGTTATAAGCCCTATTCCAATCGATCATATAGGGGGCGCTCCATTCATTCCCATTTACCCTACAATGCTGTATTAATCGGCTTGTATCTTTTACCCATTCAGCAATAAAGGCTTCATATGGATGTGGTGTTTTCATTTTAATTTCTCCAATCCGGCGTCTAGGTATATAAAACGAGCGTCCATTTTTTCACAATAATTTATAGAGCCGTCTCCGATCCCTAATACCGCGAATTGTTCTTGCGCCCCTGCGTTATATGCCGCCTCAATCAATTTCTCATCCCTTTCTTTTTGATTCTCTATCAGAGTTTCTAACTCTTCCCGTAAAGCTTGGTTCTCGTCTACTAGCTCCGCTTGAGTGCACCCGGCGATGTCTGCCCTGATATACTTGATTGAAGGGATGCCTTCTTCATTATAGAAAGTGAATAAATCATTGCCAAAATCTGGGTCGTATTTAGGTATGTGATCTGGCAATTTACCTAAAATTTCTTTTGTAACGAAACCTTCTTCCGGCCATGTTTTAATGTTTTCCGTTGTCATAATTTAATCCTATTTTGGTAATAATTCCATTGGCGTACTTGCTGGATATTTGATGTCGAATTCTTTCTTTAAACATTCCATTTCTTCGGCGTACATATCAATCGCCCAAGGTGCATAAGTTGAATTCACATCATAAGGGGTGTAGATTATTTCACCAGTAACGGTGTTACGAAGTTTGGTTGTCATGCTCGGCCCTTTCGTTAATGTTCTGTAATTCATCCTGCAGAATTGACATTTTAATTTCTAGCTTATCGATTTTACGGTTTAAATCACTGACTTCATCCTGCAAATTAGAGGCCTCTTGCCATCCTTCCGATCCCCATTCTCGAATACTACTGCAATGATCTCGTATTTCGTTTAGGGAATCAATAATGCCCTCTCGCTCATCACTTTCAGGTAAGTACTTTATTATGCTATCAATCATAGGGCAGGTATTACTGGGTTCTTTCATGATTTTTCCTTCACGTAAGCATGATTACCAATTGGCATGACTGGGTTTTGTAGTAATAGGATAGTTTCATTCTTCCGGCCTTTTTACGACATCAGCTTGATATCCATTGATCGAAACAATAGGTCTGTATGGATAATCTAAAAATACACAATAATTATTATTATTAATACGCGCTATCGCCGCCCATTTATATTTAGGGTCAATTTCAAACCAGTTGACGAGAGTCATGGGAAGCGCTCCTTAAGGTGAAGAATGATGCCGTTAATATTTGCGCCGTTCTCCTTTAATATTTCTATTTCCGCAATAATTCTCTCCCTCTCCTTTGTTGCAGCGGCATCGACTAACCCTCTAGTAGAGCTGTCTTCCGCATCATAACAAAATTCGAAACAATCGTATATCTCTTTATCCGTCAATGTGCTCTTAATCATACCAAATCACCTAAAATAATTTCCCAAGAAAATTCATAATCTGATCTGCTTAAATCTTCAAATCTAGCTTTTATCCTCTCCCGTTCTTTTGTTGCGGCGGCGTTGGCTAGATTTCTCATGCTGGCAACTGTGTAATAAATGCCATTTTCAAGACCGTCTTGAAGTATTTCCTCATCCGTTAGTGTGCTAATTATTCTCATTTTATACACTCCATTAATTCGTAAAAACTAGATTGATAATTATTGATAAATTCTTGGGCGTACGCTAAGTAGTAATATTGCATAGTAAGTCTTGTTTTACCTGCTCTGCGCATCATCGCTATTGTTTGGATGTTACTCATTTTAAAATCTCCATCCAATAGTTACTAAATGAATTCCATGCCAAGGAGGGGGATAATCCCCTGCAAAATTCCCCGGCGTTTTAAAATACTGATACCTGATTACGATGTTTCCTTTTTGCGCCGATAAGCCCACTATTTCACCGAATCGCAATCCCGTCTTTGTCGCGACACTTGTATTATAAAATCCATTCCCGGAAGGTGCATCAATTCCAATCACATCTTCTTTAAACGTTGTTCTATGAACGAAGACCCCACCGATTAGGCTGAATTTAATTCCGCGAGTAATATAATACGGCATCAGTTCAAGTGTCCCTCCCAGCTCATGCCCGCTTCCGGTGAACGTCGACATATTCGTACACGCACCCGAACATGGGTTTGCAGGATTCGCGCCGACGAAATCCGGCCCAACCCACTTTCCACTGGTTGTATTAGTTTTCCGGGTGGGAATCTGCGCAGTGACATGGCTTTGCCCGAGATAGATTAAACCTTCCCGCAAATCAATTCCCCAATGTCCCTTTTGCCAAACATTCTCCGTTACTCCGATATCTATTCCGGTTGCCACTGGTTTGACATGGTGACTGAATGCACTATCCCACCAGAGACCGTCTACATAACCTGTGTATTTGGCTATTCCGATATTTGCATCATAATCAACAGCCATTGTTGTCAAAGGTGTTAATAAAAGAGCAAATAAAAACGCTGGGGATTTCATAAAGTACCGCCCGCTTTAAGTAATGCTAACACTTTGGCTCTTATTGCAGCTGCACGAGCTGCGTCATTTGGAATTGTATTACGAGTTGATGTGTAGGTTGAGGTGTTCATTTTGTTCTCCTCTTTGCTTTGTCGATGTAGCTATTCTACAGTAATTGACATCGATGTCAAGAATTATTTTCGTAATCTTCGCAAATATCTTTCAAGTCTTCGTTTTCTTCACGGAGTTCATTTACTTCTTTTATCAATTGTCTAAGTTCTTCAAGAGTGGGAAATTGGGATAGGTTGCCACATTCACATTGGTGAATTTTATCAGGAAGTTCTTTAAGGATACTCATTTGAATAACGCCTTGATGATTGAATCTTTATACTTGTGAGCGGCTTTTATAGCAACTTTATCATTATCAAGTACACCTTCCACAATCAATTTGACATGTCCTTCTGCACAACCTGCATGCAAAATAGATTTGCGCATAGTCTCAACATCACCTAAGTGAAATGGTACTAACGCACTCGATACTTTAGCTTGGTCTGCCACATTAAGTCGCGTAGTAGCTCTATATCCAATTGTTTTAGCAACAGTTAGTGCAGCTTTAAGCAATTGTTCTTTTCGATCATCTGGGTTCATGCGCATGATAATACCTTTTGTTATTGTCTAAAGTGATATTACAATACATCAGGATCGTTTGCAAATAATGCACGTCCTCCATTTGTCACAATGAGTTGTAACCATGCTTTTTGTGCTTTTTCGCGCCCATTACCTGTATATTTCCAACCCTCTTCTTTTACTTCAATACTCACAAATCTGCCGATAGTTTGACCTACCATATCAGAGGTAATGAGAACTGGTTCAATCCCAATAAGATCAGCTGATTTAATTTTTTCATTCATTGCTTTAGATTCATTTGCAAGACCGTAACGCACTGGAACACCTCTCGAATCAATAAGAGCACCCACATTATTACGGAATAATAACCAACCTTTGCGACTTGCTGCAAGACGTATTAAGCTCTGTTGACGGGATTCACTCATTGTAATACTCCTAAAATTTTAGATTCCAATTCACCTGCATCTTTAACACCTAACGCTTTAGCTTCCGGCACAGTGATGCCAAAAGTTAAAAAGAATCGTTTGTGATTAATTCTGTTGCTATACTCAGCATGTTTACCCGCCCATAAAGCAATAACCTCACGTAATGTTTTTTGTGCAGCTTGGCGTTCCATATGATTACGGATTATTGATGTTTTGACATAAGAAGAAAGATTAACGGGTGGGTAACATTGACCATCCACTTTGTCGATTTCACCGCGCATTTTTGCAAGTACTTCTTCTGTCAATAATTGTAAATCCCCATCAACTTGTTCAGGTAATGTACGTCCAGCTGGCAATTGAGGCTCTTGTCCGCAATAGGGGCAACAAACCTCACATTTCTCATATACGCGCATACACTCCACATTGAGACATGATCTGAGTGGTATAGCATCTGAAGGCGCACCGCGCGATTTACGTTCGCGAGCTTCCAATGTCCATTTTTGAGGACTGTCGGGAAAATGATGTTGTAAGATATTTCCGACATGATCGATGACAAGAGCGAATGGTTTTTTACTTTCCGCGATAAATTGTTTGCGTTGTTCAGATGCATAAGTATCCCATGCACCTGTTAATGTTGGACTAATCATCAATCTCAACACACGGCCAAATTGCTGACAAAATAAAGCAAAGGACATTGTGGGTCGCGCAAAGGACACTACTTCAATTTCAGGTAGGTCGAACCCCTCTCCAAAGAGGTCAACATTAACCAGTTGTAATATTTTACGTTGCTCAAATTGTCGCAAAATATTTGTGCGTAAATCAGAAGGTGTTTTAGCGCTGACAACTTCGGCAGGAACCCCTGCATCATTGAATGCTTTTGAAATCTTAACTGCTTCTTCAACATCGACTGCGAAGGTAACACCAAGCTTCCCCGGTGCATACTTTAAATATTCCCTTACCACATCACCTACGATGCGCTTACTTGCGTGCATCGCCTTTTTAATTTGCACAGTGTTGTAATCACCGGTAGTGTTAGATATCGCAACTTCTGATAAATCAAGATCGGATGTCTTAGGGCATACAACTCGATAGTCAACCAGATAACCGTTATCGATCAACCAGCGTGCAGGAACACCCTCTACAAGTGTATCAAACACATCAAGAGCACGGCCATCTGCGCGACGTGGTGTTGCGGTAAAGGCCAACAGTTTTGCATTGCTGGCAAACTTGAATACTTCTCCCCATTTATTATTTTTCTGTAAATGATGACCTTCATCAGTAATCATTAATCCAAGATGTTTCCAGCGCTTGTCATCAGGCATGTTAATAACCGTGTCGACACCGCCCACCAACCAATTGCAACGATCATTGATGTAATTCTTACCTACTTTGTTAAGATGCAAATCTGAAATTTTACGGCGTAATGTGGAATTTTTAGGAGTTATTAAATTGTGATAAACCCCCTCCCGTGCTAATTGTGTACTAATTTGTCCCAGTAGTTCAGCACGATGTGCAATAAAAATTCCATTCCCATCAAACTCACGGGCAATTTCTCCCATCACAACTGTTTTCCCCCCACCTGTGGGAAGTACACCTAAAATATTTTTGGCACCTTTGTCCCATGAGGTATATACATCTTGCTTAAGGTCAATCTGATATTGGCGTAATTTTGACATGGATGATAATTTAATTGTTGACATGTGCGTTAGTGTAGCTTAAAGTTCGATCAATGGTTAATTAAAAGGAGAAATAAAAATGATACTAACAATAGAAATAGATACCAAATTAGATAAATTTGAAGATATCGAAAGGGTGTATGACACTATACGAAAAATTATGCAACCAAAGGCGCAACAAACTATTAACCTTGTTGATTGTCCTGATGTGGGTCAGGACACTGATAACTATATTCATATAAGTGACGGTATTAATAATTTACCAGAATTGACATTACCTGAGGTGGATACTGGGACTATAGGTTTTGGTGAAATTAATATTAATCCAGATCGACCCAACTTTAAACTTGAAGTTGACAGCGGTGGATTAACACATGATGAACGCATTCATAGTTTCCCACCTAAAGTAAATGCCGATGGACGTTGGCGACGTCGTAAGAATGTGGATGATTCCGTATTTAAACAAATAGAGAATGAACTATTGGGAAAATCAAAAGTATTAAATATGGATGAATTTATAAAAATTCTTAATGATACACCAGCTCCACCAGCTCCACCAGCTCCACCAGCTCCACCAGCTCCACCAGCTCCACCAGCTCCACCAGCTCCACCAGCTCCACCAGCTCCACCAGCTCCACCAGACTTATCCGAGTTCACAAAATTAATGTTGTACATTACCCCTTTATTGGAAAATACTGGAATGGGTGGAAATCTTAAACTGTCCGATCTCGAAGCTTTTGCATTATCAATAAATTGTGAAGAAAAAGGCAAAGGTAAAATTGCAAAACTTCAAGAATTACCACACTTAATCCCATTGTTTTTAAACTTGGTAAATGATCATGTCAATAAAAATACATCCGTCCCATGCTAGCAGCTGGATTAAATGCCCTGCGTCAGTTACGATGCAGGAAAAGTACAAGAATGAATTCATTAAGAATGATGCAGCAGAAGAGGGTACTGCGGCACACTGGGTTTCTTCACAATTATTACATGGTGATATTATTACACCCGGTGAATTCGCGCCTAATGGCATTGAGGTCGATGAAGACATGGTTAATTATGCGAAAGATTACCGTGACATTATTGATGATTCTAATAGTAATGATGTTGTTGAACACATAGAAGAGTTTATATCTATTCCTGACATAGCTGAGGGTTTTGGAGGTACTCCCGATTATTGGTCAGTAAATCATGCACGTAGTTTGATTCGTATTGTTGATTTAAAATATGGTTTTAATGTTGTTGAACCTTTTGAGAATTGGCAAATGATTTGCTACGTGTCAGGTATTGCAAGTAAATTAAACATTCCGATGTTATTGGGAAATTACAAATGGACTGTTGAAATTGTAATTTATCAACCTCGTGCTTATCATGTGGAAGGTCATTTGCGAACTTGGTCAATTTCTCTTTGTGATTTAATTCCTTACATTGATAAATTACGCGCGGCATATCAGCAATTATTTTTACCTAATCCAATTGCGGTAACTGGGTCACAATGTAAATATTGTGAGGCGCGTCATGTATGTACAACACTTCAACAATCTAATTATATTGCGATTGAATTATCTCAACGTGCTAGTGCTTTAGAACTTGATATCAATCAATCGGGTCGGGAATTATTACAGATTGAAGCTGCATTAGAAATTTTAAAAGCACGTAAAACAGGTTTAGAATCACAGATTGAATTTGATATTTTAACGAAAGGGGTTGTGTCGCCACACTTTATGGTGGAGCGAGCAAAAACAAGAGAGAAATGGCAGGAAGGAAAAGAGCATTTCATTATTGCTTTGGGGGAAATGATAGGTAAAAATTTAGCTGCACCTGCTAAAGCATTGACACCGGTGCAATGTCGTAAATTGAAAGTTGACGATGAAATTATTAAGCAGTATAGTGTGATTCCCATCGGGGAAAATAAACTAATTAAACGAAATACTAATTTAACTAAAAAACTTTTTGGAAAGTAAATCATGGCAAACGAAAAATATATCTCAGTATTATTTCCAGTCGGGCGTCTCATTCAAGGTTCGCTTTATGAACCTAATACAAAAGATTTGGAAGGTAATTTACTTACTGTAAAAAATCCTAAATCCCCATTATTTGGACAACCTCGTGTTGATTTTTATCTCGGTGTGGCAATTCCTAAAACTCCCGGCGTAACACATTGGTCACAGGAGGTTAGTCCCAACCCTCGTATTGGTGCATGGGGTAAAAAGATTTGGGATGCCGGTCATAGTTTTTGGGGTGAGCTTGCCAGCGCGGATGATTTTTCATGGAAAGTAACTGACGGTGATAGTACAAAATTTGATAAGTCGACTCCTCCAAAACGCACATGTGATAAACCAAATCACAAGGGTCATTGGATTGTAAGCTTTGGGGGCGCTCAGGCTCCAAAAATTGTTAATTCTGATGGTAGTGCATACATCTTGGAAAAAGACGCTGTAAAGCGCGGCTATTTTATCCAAGTTAATGCTAATTTGACGACCAATGGAAGTAATGTCAATCGCGGTATTAAGATGTATCATAATGCTGTTAGTTTCCAATATCCCGGTGAAGAAATCACGACTGGGATTGACCCTGCTAGTTTAGGATTTGGTGATGGTTCTGCGCCTGTTGCGGCTGCACCATTTCCACAATTTGCTCCACATGTTGTAGCAATACCTCCAACTCCACCTGCACCACCTATAGTTCCTAATCATGGTTTTGTAAATGAATCGCCGACTAGGCTATTAAAAAATGGTGCAACGTATGATAGTCATATTGCAGTAGGTTGGACTGAGGCAAGTTTGACGGCGGCTGGATTGTTGTAAAATTTTCGGAAAGTTGGCAGAGAGGTTTAATGCGCCGGTAGTGAGAATAACCCACACTATATTAACGGGTCTCGTTGGGTCGAGACCGTAAGTTCAAATCTTACACTTCCCAACCATCTTAAGGAATTCACATGGACTTATATCAGTCATTTATTGCGAAGTCACGCTATGCTCGTTATCTACCCGAAGAAAATAGACGTGAAGAATGGGTAGAAACTGTTGCGCGATATTTTGATTTTTTTGAAAAGCATCTTAAGAAAAATAATAATTACACACTTACTTCTAAATTGCGTAAAGAGTTAGAAGATGCTGTTGTCAATCTCGAAGTGATGCCCTCCATGCGATGTTTAATGACGGCAGGAAAAGCATTAGAACGCAATAATATTGCTGGCTATAACTGCAGTTATTTAGCAGTTGATGATCCAAAATCTTTTGATGAAGCAATGATGATTTTACTTTGTGGAACAGGTGTAGGTTTCAGCGTAGAACGTCAAGATATTGCAAAACTTCCTTTAATTCCTAATGACTGGACTTCCGGTAGTCACATAAAAGTTGGTGATAGTAAGGAGGGTTGGGTTAAAGCTTTACGTCTTCTTATTACCAATTTGTATAAAGGTCGTAAGCCAACGTGGGACGTGTCAGCAGTTCGTCCGGCAGGTACACCACTTAAAACTTTTGGTGGCCGTGCAAGTGGTCCTGAACCATTAGTAGAATTGTTTGAATTTGTAATTTCTACTTTTAAAGAAGCAAAAGGGGGACGTTTAAACAGTCTTCAATGTCATGACATCATGTGCAAAATAGGGGAAACTGTTGTTGTTGGAGGAGTTCGACGTTCTGCAATGATTAGTTTGAGTAACCTATCTGACAGGCGCATGCAAGGGGCCAAAATGGGCGCGTGGTGGGAAAAATCTCCACAGCGTGCATTGGCTAATAATTCCATTTGTTATACAGAAAAACCAGATGTGAATGCATTCATGAAAGAATGGTTAGCTCTTTATGAAAGCAAATCAGGCGAACGTGGAATTTTTAATCGTGTAGCTAGCGAAAAGCAAGTATTAAAAAATGGAAGACGTAAAGGTGGGTACGCTTGGGGAACCAACCCTTGCTGTTTTACTGGCGATATGAAACTTTTAACTGATAAGGGTTACATGTCCTTTTTTGAATTATCTGGAAAAGATGTAAATATAATAAATGATAATGGTGATGTGAGTTTTGGTAAAGTTTGGTCATCAGATATAAAAGAAATAGTAGAAGTTAAATTTTTAAATGGGATGAAATCAATTAAATGTACCCCAGATCATATTTTCAAATTAAATAATTCTGAAGAATGTCAAGCAAGAGATTTACAAGGTAAAAGATTAAAACCATTTTTTAAATTAAAAAAAGAATTTGACAGAGAAAGTTTTTTCGCCGGATTTATTCAAGGTGATGGTGCAATTAATAGATTAAGTTCTAAAGATCATAAAGGTCTTGAAATTTATATTGGAGAAAAAGATAAAGATGTTGGTGACTTATTGGGGTTTGATATAGGGACTCATTATTCTAGAGAGGCTCATTCAATTGCTACAAAATATAAATTACATCCCAGTACTTTACCATCTAGAAATTTACCTGAAATTATGGATACTGATTTTATTTCAGGTTTATATAGTGCAAACGGATGTATTATAAAAGGACACAGGATAGCTTTTAAATCCACTTGTGAAGAATTAATTTTCCAATTACAAGATCATTTGAAAGGAATTTATAATATCGATTCTTACATAACGATTAATAAACCTACTGAGGTTAAATTTTCAAATGGTTCTTACTTATGTAAAAAAAGTTACGATTTAAATATTTCAAAAAGAGAAGACATTACAAAATTTTCTGAAAATATTTCATTTGCACAAAAATATAAACAAGATGATTTGACCAATTTAATTTTATTAAAAGCACCTTATGTTTGTTCAGTTAAAAAATTAGGACAAGAGGAAGTTTTTGATTTTACTGAACCAAAAAATCATTGGGGTATTGTTGAAGGCGTTATTGTTCATAATTCAGAAATAATATTACGCCCAGAACAATTTTGTAACTTGTCGGAAGTGGTTGTGCGTTCGAATGACACTTTAAAATCATTATTGCGCAAAGTAGAACTTGCTACAATATTGGGTACGTTTCAAAGTACTTTAATAAACCTCCCTTACCTTAGAAAAGTTTGGACAAAAAACACTGAGGAAGAAAGATTACTTGGTGTAAGTCTTACCGGAATTATGGATAATAAAATGATGGTTGATAACTCTAGAGGTAATTTGGCATCATGTTTAAAAAGTTTAAAAGTTAAAGCTATTCAAACTAATGCATCTTTAGCTAAAGAATTAGGAATTCCACAAAGTGCAGCAATAAATTGCGTTAAACCCTCCGGTACGGTGAGTCAACTTGTGGACAGTGCTAGCGGTATTCACACGCGGCATGCACCTTATTATATACGTCGCGTAAGAGGCGATATTAAAGACCCTTTGACACAATTCTTAATTGATAAAGGTGTGGATCATGAACCCTGCGTGATGAAACCTAACAACACAGTTGTATTTTCATTTCCTAAAAAAGCACCTGAGGGAGCATTGATAAATATCACTGCGATTGAACATCTTGAACTTTGGTTGACTTACCAACGTGAATGGTGTGAGCATAAACCAAGTATTACGGTATCAGTTAAGGAAAATGAATGGCCGGAAGTAGGTGCGTGGGTTTGGAATCATTTTGATGAAGTTAGTGGCATATCATTCTTACCAGATGACGGGGGAAGTTATCGTCAAGCACCCTACGAAGAAATTGATAAAGTTAAATATGAAGAAATGTTTGCACGTTCAATTAAAGAAATTGATTGGTCACAAATGAAAGAAATTTCTGATACTACTGAAGGTACACAAACTTTGGCTTGTACTGGTGGGAGCTGCGAGATATGAAAACATTTAAAAGTACATTAACTGATCAAGAAATAGCGGCTGTTTATGGATCAACAGGTTGTGATGGTTATACTTTTTCACCTGAAGCATATAGAGCAATTGCAGATGCAGCTGCACATAAAGCAATTGAAAATTTTTTATATTTGATAAATCATCATAAAGGTGGTCAGTGTCAAGAAATTGGCGATATTTTTGATTTATTGAGAGATTTAGAATTAGAGATTAAAGAATGGACAATATAAATGGATAAACCCATTCTAATTTTTGACACAGAGTGTTATCGTAATTATTGGCTTATCAAATTTTATAACCCTGCTTTGCCGGGGGTTGCGGTTTGTAAATTTGAACTGCAAGATAGTAATCGATTGGATACAGAGGGTTTATATAACCTTCTGTCCAATCACACTGTCATAGGTTTTAACTCGATACATTATGACGTTCCAA